CGCAAGATTACTAGGTGTAAAATGATGGTCATTACCTGATGTGTCTGCACCTATACCACTAGAGTTTGCACTTGTGCCTGTTTGTTGAAACTCTAAAAAGAAACCATTAGTGCCGTATGTTCCTGTATATTTTTTTGGAATCCAAACTCCGTTATCATCAAACTCTCCAAAGTCTGTTTGTGCTTTTGCAGCACCATCTATGGCATGGAACTCTGTTAAATAAGCATCCAAAGGGCTAGAATTAACATTATAGCCACTTATTCTATGGACAGCTTGTCTGCTAAAATCTAACTGTGTATCTTGTGATAAATCACTTCTTTGGTCTGTTTCAAATGATGTTTCTTGAACACCGTTTATATAAACTTTAATTCTATTAGACGCTGTTGCTTGTGTAGTGTCTACAGCTACAACTATATGATACCATGCTGCAGGGTCTCTAAGAACTCTATTAGTTATTAAATATTTTTGAGAACCACTTAAAAATCCTACCGAAAAATAATTTTCTTCAGTTAAATAAAATAAAAAGTCTGTTGAGCCACTACCATTATTATCAGTATAAAAAATGTATTGGGTGTTTCCAAAATTAGCACCCCTTTTTATCCAAAAAGAAAAAGTAAAAGTTCTTCTATTACCCACTGAACTTGGAGTAAACTCTAACTTAGGATTATCTCCTCTATTAAACCTAAGAGAGTTACTTATCTCATAACCCTTAGATTCATTTCCCCCTACTACAGGAAATACCATGTTACACTACCTCGTCTGGAAACTCGCCTAGTGGTCTTGATGTAACTCCCTCACTATCTGTGGTGTAAGTTAGTAAAGTTATTAATGCATCTACATCTGAACATCCATCAATCTGTGTTTCCATAGAATTTACTTTTGT